GTCTCCAGCACTCTTTCGCTTAATGATTCTCCAAGCACTATCGTTAGTCTTAGCAGCTGTGTTAGTGAACTGCTCAATCAATTCCTTAGACCCATTGTGGACAACGCGCAGGTTAGTTAATCCTTCTAGCAAGTCACCGCACGCCTTATAGAACTGCTGACCTGACACATCTTCCACAATAACGCCTGAGTTAGCCAATCTGTCTGCAATGGTCTGTGTTGCGTACTTGTCAAAGCAGACAAGGCGTGGCTTATAGAGATCAACCCATGACTTGATACTTGCAGCCATTTTTAACTCATCGATGGCAACCTGCGAACTATAGGTCTCCATGATTCCTATCCCGATTCTGCCATCTGGAAGCAACTGACCTGCAACGAGAGACCCATTGCGCCTACTTGGTGAAACATCAAAGCCGAATACTGTGTAAGCACCTACAGTCATCTCTAGAGTGCTATCCGATGAGTTTTCAAGTACCTCTGTGCTGAACGGACAAGACAAGCTGGAGATCCATTGGCATAAGGTCTCGGTTCTTGCAGCTTCCATCGTTGAAGATGCAATAGTTTCCTCAATAGCTTCTTCGCTGATCAAATGACCCAGAGACGGGTTAGCCATTGCCCATGCTTTACGATCCCAGATGTCGCAGAAGTCAGGTGCGCTGTATTCGTAGAAGCCTAAGCTCTTAGGTGGCTTGTTTAAGCAGGCTTCGTGTAAATCGTTCAGCACTTTACTAAATGCATCACCTGCATTGGATGTAAAGAGTCGCTGGCTATTCTTACGCGCTAAAGTCACGCTCTTAGCAGCATCCATTGCGGCTTCTGACACCTCGCGCAGCTCATCGATCCAGAGAAAGTCACATGTTCTGCCACGCGCTCCGTCAGAGGTTGCCGCTGCCACTTCTAACTGTGCTCCAGATGCAAGGATGATTCTCTCATCGCCATTAGTCCTGCGGATGCCCTTCTTGATGTCTCCATCCTTCAGCTGCACTCTGAGAAAGTCGTTACGCTCGATGATGTCTGCCATGATGTTGAAAGACTTCATTGCCATAGCTCTGTTAGAGGACATGATTAGGATGTCCTTCTCACCGAAGCAGAATAAGCCTGCTAACGCACGCATTCTTGCAAGGTGGCTCTTTCCTGACTGCCTAGCAATCAACAACAGGCTTGTCTTACGGATGAACTGATCAGAACTGTCCACAGAGCATAAATCGTTCAAGATTATCTTCTGCCATTCGAGAAGTGGCTGACCTATGCGCTCTGCAAGCTCTGCAACCTCATCGCCTTTAGTTTTTCCCTTTAGCCACGGGCTGTGAAGGCGTGGTCTTAAATCCCCAACCAGCTTCTTGGGCTTTCTGGTTTTAGTTGTCATCGAATCGGATCAGGTCTGGACTTAAACGGACTGTCTTGGACTGGCTCGGACTGTGTCGGAGAGAGACAGTTTGAAAAGACAGGGGGGGTGAACCTCTTACCTAAAAAAACAGCCTGTGAGCGTGAACCTTTCGCGCTGTTGCACGACTGGCAAGCACTAACACAGTTCTCAGGATTGAAGGCTTGGTCAGGTGCGTGCTTGATACTGAGCACATGATCCACAGTAGTGGCATCACCTTGACAGTAGGCACAGGTATAGTTATCCCTAGCCAGTATCGTCAGGCGAAATGCTCGCCATCGTCTGCTGTCTCTAGGGTCATTGACTCGTCTAGTGTTAAGTGCCATTAGATCTCATCATAACAGTTGCCACATACCCACCATGCATAGACTTCTATTAGCTCTGACTCTGGAGTCTCGCTATCACATCGACTGCATTTAACAGTAGCTTCTAAATCTAATGCCAATTCTTTAACTTCCAATGCTCATAAGCCCTGCATGGTGTGGAGTATCTGTGCTCTATGTAGGACAAGCCCCATCGTACCTGTGAGTACCCGTCTTGGTCTTTAAGCCACTCACTCTTACCCTGAGGAATACCATAGTGAGATCCATTAGCAGCTTTAGGATTCCATGCACTCTCTTTACCATAGAGCTTAGTAAGACATGAATACTGCTTATAGTCATAATGTAATAGATGTAATGCATACTCTTTGTAAGTAACGAATTGCATTGGTTTAGATCCACCTGCTTCAGGCATGAAGCATAGAGCTATCCCAATAGCTACTAGCACCCCCCGAGCTATCCGCCTAAGCGGCTCGGGTTGAGCCTTTGAGAGGCTCTGCCTAGTGAGCGTACCATTGATGTCAAATCCATTTGTAAAAGTCCTGTTCAGACCGCGTGTCGTTCTCATGATTACCCCCTGTGGATAACTTCTGTGGATAACTATTTGTCCGTACTGTAGAAGCCCTTACCCTTAAATACTGCTGGAGTAGCTGCAATCAGCTTGACCATTGGCTCATTGCAATAGGTGCATGGGATTATTGGTCTATCGTGCCATCCGTGATAGATCTCTTGACTAAGATTGCATCGTGTGCATTTGTAGTCGTAGGCTGGCAAGTTAAGCACCTCTTTATCATGTAAGACCCACAGCCTGTGCAGCGGTCAATGTCTGCTTCTGTGGGTTCGCTAGTAATGTGACCATACTTTAGTTCGAGCAATGGTAAGAGATCCTCTAGACGGATGATGGCGGCATACTCACGCGCATCTTCACCTTGTCCGTTGAGTCTAATAACTCCGAAGCCTAATTCCCCCGAAATGGCTGTCCGAGCTTTCAGTTGTTTTAAGTAAGCTAGAGGTTGAAATCCAGCGCGGGCTTTGACTTCAACATCGAACGGCACATTGACAACATCCTTACCATTACCCCTTCCCACACATGCGCCTTGCCAGACAGTCGATAGGTACTGTGCAACAACACGCTCTGTGCGGAAACCTCTATGTTTCCTTGCTTGACTAGCCATGCGCCATGTAGCCCATAGCAACACCACCAATAAAGATGCAGAGCACCAAGAAAATCAGCAGCTTCTCTGAGTCATCCATTGACAGCCTTGCACTTACCGCATTGCCATGTGACAACGCCATTGACTGAGTCACTTGAAATGTCCTCTAAGTCTCTGATTGCAACTGGCTCATTGCACAGCTGACATGGCACGAAGGCTGACATGAGATCAACCCACTCACCATTGATCTTAATTCCGATGTTGCCCATTACACTCTCGCCTTCTGTGGTTGCCACTTACCATCTGATCCGAGCTGATACCAGACAGGCGGACAATCAGATTTAACTCCACCTGCGTTCATTTGATTGCATTGATAACCGCCCCATGCACGCCCATTCTTTTCACCTTCACGCCATCGCATGTGTCCATGCTTGCATTGTGGTGCTTCCTGTGCTTCTGGAGTGCCAAGAATGTCTTGCACTAGGTCAAGTGCCTTCTCTAAGGTCACGGGTGCATCGACTACTCCATTGTACTGTCCAACAGGTGTAGTCCAATAGTCCTGATCATCTGGCTTGACTTCTTGAACAGGTGGCTTAACTGGCTTAGCAGCTACTACCTTGCTCATTTCTTCTCGGCTTGGTCTCTTTCCTTTAGGCGCATAACCTGCATTTGCAAGTGCTCTGCCGATTGCCGAAGTCTCGCAATTCTCCAGTGCTGAAGTCTGATTAACACCGCGACTAGACACTGTCTCCTCAGCGTATCCCGTTGCCCACGCAACGCCATCGCTAGCATCCTTAAATAGATACGCCTTAACAATGTATCGAGTTGCCTCGACCACTTCAAGCTCTGTTGCAATGCGGAATGATGGATAATCCTTAATAAACTTTTCAAGTCTTAC